TTGTTTCGTATATTGTTTAAACAGTTATTTTTCGTCATTCTAATAGCGTTCAAGACAGTCGATATCATCAAATGTGAGATTGGAAGTCACTTTGGTATATTCTCCGGTAGTGGAATATGCCAGTTCCGTGCCGTCATCCTCTTCCTCAATCGCCAGTTTTTCCGGCAGGGATATGGGGGACTGTAGCGTTCCGGCTTCATATTTCTCACGCACTTCCTTCATTTTCTTTTCGCTCACATTCTTCGGTTGCGGAGTAGAGAGGTTAAAGAGTTCGGCTGCGATGGATTCGTCCAGATCGAAATCTTCTGTGCTGAGTTGGATCAGCGCCATTGTCTCCTTATTTTGGTCGACAGTTCGACGCATGAAGGAAGTCTGATCAGCGGTTCGAGTCTGTGTGTCACGGTTAATGACGGTCCGCGGAGTTGCGCTTATGCTGTATTTCAATCCGGAAGCGGTCGGTTCCCAAAGTTCAATACGGGTCATATCCATCGGATCATACATCACACGGAACTTGCGTCCTGTGTTACGAAGTGCCCACTGTTCATTACGAAGTCCGTCTTCGCCATAGACTTCGTACTCATATTTCTGCTTGTCAATCTCTATTTTCAGCCCGGCATTGGTGTAGGTCACCTCTTTGGCGCTTGTGAGCCAGAACATCTGAATCAGTTCAACCGGCTGCACGGGTGATGTTTCCGGATTCTCGCTCATGCGGTACATGTCAATCCGAGCGATACCGGTAGCCGGATGAGCGGCATTGTTCCATTCCTCACGGCATTGACGGTAGATTTCTTTCACTTCTTCCAGAGTAGGAAGAGCGTAAGCGTTCTTTTCTATGAATTCAAGATTGGGCTTGCTGTTCATCTTTACAGCTGTCACGTTCTGCCCGGTGAAATACCATATTTTATGAAGTATCTGCTGCTGGAACCGGCCGAAGACGCTTTCTATTGTTTTGCTCTGACCGTTGTATGGCATGGTAGGTTTATGAAGGATAGCAATCTTGTCGAAAAATCCTCGCGCCGCCAGCTTATTATGTCCACCCTGATTGTCGTTTACAATTTCATAGGGACGAACACCAGCGAATTCTACTGCCTGCCGGAAAGCCCGGTACTGACTGTCAAAAGTTTCTTTCGGAGCGATATCGTAGCCTATTAACGTCTCACTATAAGCGTCAAGAACTTCGTAAACAGAAGTGGTACACATTTTATTATCCGCATTTTTATAGTACAGGTTCAGCTTAGTACCATCGGAATACCAAAGAGCGTCACGCATCTGCGGAAGTTGTGTCTTCAATAAAGAAGAGTATTTCGATTTCCACTTCTGCATTCCATATACGGCAGCAAACCAAAGTGGCATCACGGCAGGATCATACAGATAATTGCGAAGAGTGGTCATGGACTTGATTGGTTTCAGTCCACGTTCTATCGCCTGGTGATTGTACTCCTCAAATATCTGAGAGTCGTTATAAATAGGAAACTTACTACGTTTTAGTTTTAGCAACAAGCGTCCTTCCATCGGTCCGATCTTACGAGTGTTCTGGTTACCATTCTTGGCACTGATCAATACCTCATACCCATACTTCTTATAAGCATTGTACTTTTCACGCAGACGAGCAGCATTAGCGGGAAGCGTATGTTGATACAGCGAACGAAGTTTCTCACAAGTACCCATTACAGCCTCCCAAATTTCCCTGGAGTGTGAATAACCACTCTTCCTGTGCAGCGATTTCATTTCATTCTCCACACAAATCATTTCATTCATTACTTGTGCGTTCAGTACATATTCTGTCTGTTTCACATCTGTCAGGCTGCTACCATCGGATAATGTAAATTTATCACGGTAAAATTCAATAGCTTTGCTATCAGTTCTTAGTGTATCACTCATGGTTTCTTCTTTGATTTGTTCTTTCAGTTGCTGTTCTGCATCCGGGTACTTGGCGTCATAAGCCTCCTTGATGGGTTTGTAAAGGGAAACATAGTCAATGAGAGCACAAGAACCTTTCCCTTTCCCCGGACGGAGTACACGAATCTTCCCTTCACGAACTTTCTTTTTATAGTTCGGCTCACTCAGGATTCCCCCCTGAGTCACCAGCTCAGCGAAAGTCACGCACCGTATATTACCAAACATTTCCATAATCAAACATTTTAAATTTGCACAAGCGTCCGGCACTGACCCGAACCCGTAAGCCACTCATAAGAGTTCTTATCTTGCATGTGAGAAAAACACTATTCCTATTCCTCACGAACCGGAATAGTCTGCTACCTTTGTAGCTATCCAAACCAATAAATTATATAATCATGAATATCACTGTCGATAAAAAAGATGCCGTTTTAGCTGCCGCTATTGATGCTGAACGTTACCCTGCTTGTCATATGAGATACGATGCTCCTAAACCATTTGATATACCATACCCGGAAACGATGCATGTTCTTAGAGAGCTTGCCCAAATGGGATATATATCCAAACCGGAACCTTATGGGGAAGAAGTGCATTTCAAAGCTAACTCAGGACTTAATTCTTTCTTCGAACGGGGTGGGTTTCGTGCTCAGGAACTTTTCCTTGAAGCTAATCTTACAAAGATATGCCACGAAGCGGACAAGCTTGCGTCGGAACTCCCACCATCTTTCACTGAACGAATAAAACCAATCCTTGAACTCGCCAATTCGGCTGCTACTATCATACAAGGGATAAACACCGTTCTCGGTAAATAAGTATCGGCAGTAGACAGAATAAAAAGCTTTCTTGTCCGAAATATGAACACGTTCATATCTCACCAATTTAGATTCTTCTATCAGCCAGCGAAGTTTATACAGCCGATACAATATACGGAGGGCGCGAAACATCACTCAGCCCTCCTTTCTTCCTCCAAAGCCCGTCCCAACAACATCACCACCGCCAATACCACCAGCATTCCTGCCGTACAAGCTTCTTTAAAAGTTATACCTATACCATCGGCTAAACTGACAGCCATTGCTATAGCTATAACAGCGGCTACATTCTGAATCCATCTAATTGCTTTCATATCATTGCTTATTAAAATTATTACTCAAAATATCTATCCCTATTCATCCCGAACCGGGATAGTTTCGCTACATTTGTAGCTACCAAACTTAAAATTAATTTTATCATGAATCACTTTATGAGAATCACCTTCCCATCAACTGACGACAACACTATTTCAAGTGTGAGATCAGAGTTTGCGCATCGTCTAAGGAAAATGAACCTGAGATACAAAAGTGACATCTATTATCCTGAGTCTTCATGGTCAACCCCTGCATTTGGAGTTCCTGAGGAACTGACATTCTTAATCGGTGCGCCAAAAGATAAGCAAGTAAACTACTTGGAGATAGAAAAGACTCTTCACAAATTAGCGGACGAGATGAAAGTACTTTTTCCGCATATCGGTAAGATACATACTGAATTTCAACCCCTTCTTCTTCCGAGGTAGATTCTGCGCAATTAACTTTCTCAAGTGTGTCCTGACACTTTTCAATAATACCGGCAGCAGAAATCATGCTGCTGGTATTATTATCTACTATCATTGATCTTTCAAAGGATGTTAATGTGATTTTCATAACTGAAATAATTAAATGGTTTATACTCCTTCAAAAAGTTATTGTTTCCTTGTATGGATTCTCCACCTTCTTTTTGATAGTGGTCACTTCATATTGCTCCGCTCCATGATTCAAGGCGTAAGCACGCAATATTCGAGCGGTAGGACTCTTAGTTTCAAAGCGCATTGCACTTTGCACTGTTCTTTCAGTCACTTTGAACACTTTGGCAATCTCTCTTTGGAGTTCCAAACTGATTTCAATCACTTCTTTTTTTTCTTCCATACTAACATTATTATTAATTGTTATTTCCTATCTTTGAAGCGTCTCCCATTGGAAGACTTTGCAAATGTATACTAAATATAATTAGCAGCAAAAGAAATTACTAAATATTTTTAGCAATAATGAATACTATTTTTAGCAGATTAAAAGAATATGTTGATTCACTGGGAATTAGTAATAATGAATTTGGTAGAGTTATTGGATGCTCTAGCGCTCAGGTAACCCAGATGCTGACACACGAAAAAAATTTCGGCGTGGATAAACTACTAAAAATATTTAGTGGATATCCAACCTTAAATCCTGATTGGCTTCTCACGGGTAATGGTCCCATGCTTCGAGATAACAAAACATCCGAAAGAAACAAACGGAGTAGTACGCTAATTACTACGCCAATTTCTCCAGCCGAAGAAGCTATTATATATAAGATGTATAAGGAGAAAGAAGCTAAAATTGAAGAACTAAACGCTAAAATGCTATCAATGTCTGAAGAGATTGGTCGCCTCAAGGCTCAAGTAGAACAACAACACCCAGAAATATCTGAATTTCATCCTAAGGGTTTAGACCATGTGAAGAATGCTTCTACAAAGAAAGCTTCTTCGCCAGATGCCGACAATGTGACCTCTGCCACTGCCCGATAAAAATGGATTTAATTGAAAATTAAGACACTATTTCTAATATAGTAATCACAAAAAATAAGAATATGGCAAAGAAAAATGTAACTGTTTTTAAGGTTGAATCAGCTGGAATTGATGAATTTTCCAAAATATTATTAAATCCAAATTTTTATTCAGCAATAGAGTTGGATTCACTGAAAACAACCGAATTAAAATTTGTTGAAAAAAATCCCAATGGAACTATTACTGGTCTATTTGTTACTACGCAAAAAAAAGGAATTCCACCAGCACATACTCCTGGTGGAGATGACTACACAGCTATTCCATTAGACGATGGACAAGGATTAGCATATCCAAACACAATATTATATGATCCTCACACAGGCGCATTGTATATTGAAACAAACAGGATCGGTGTAAACGAAGGACGTATTTGCGAATATTTCACATCACATGCACTAAAGAATGGACTAACAGAATTTAATATATCATTGCTTCCTATTCTGAAATCTGAAGCATACAAAAGAGTCGATAGAATGATTCTTATAGATTCAGTTGAATGTAAAATAGCTAATCCTATACAAATAATAAAAGACTCTGCACAAAATGGATCAATACGTCAATTTGGTGCATTAGCACGAGAATTGAATGCAACAAAAACTATGTCATTTATTTTTAAGTCGGAAGAAGTTACAGGAGGACTTTCGAAATCAGAAATACTCAATATGATAAAATTCTTCTCTCGTGTTATATCTGGTACTTCAACTGAATACAATACTTCGGTAAATTTTTACCGAAAGATTAAAAGTTAA